CGCTCCCGCCGAAAGGCTCCAGCACGATGCCGTTGGTTTGTGTGGAGTTCGTAATCGGCGTTGCCAGAAGCGGGATCGGCTTCATCGTTGGGGGTTTTTCAGAGCGGGAAGGTTTATCGCAATGCCAGACCGTGGATTGTTTTCTATCACCATACCAGATGTGTTTCCCGTTTTTCTTCCAGCCGTAGAGACAAGGTTCATGCCCCCAATGGTAATCGCTGTGGCCCATAACGAATACGTTTTTCACCCAAACACAAGTCCCCGCCAGCTTGAACCCGGCGTCGTCAAATGCCTTCCGGCAGACAAACCCTTTTGTGTCGGCGTGGAAAATATATGCCGCGCCGTCGCTGGCGAGGTGGGACTCCACATTCTTCAAAGCCGCCAACATGAATTCATACAGGACGTCATCGTTGGCAAATTTGTCGTTCTTGATTTTGGCCGTGTTGTCCTTGTGGACTTGCTCAGACTTCCCAACATAATCCACGCCGTAGGGCGGGTCGGTGAGGATCAAATTCGCCAGCTTGCCGCCCATCAGCGCGGCGAAGGTTTCGGGCAAGGTGCTGTCTCCGCAAATGAGCCGGTGCCGGCCGAGCGTCCAAATGTCCCCGGCTTTGGAGAAGGTGGGCTGCTCCAGTTCGCCGTCCACATCGAAATCGTCCTCTTCAGCTTCGCCGTCATCGGCGGCGCCGTTGGCGAACAGCTTTTCAATCTCGTTGGCATCAAAGCCTGTTAATTCCACATCAAAACCGAGGTCTTTCAGTTCGGAAAACTCCAAAGCCAGCAGTTCCTCGTCCCATGAGGAATTTTCCGTCAGTTTGTTGTCCGCGATGATGAACGCCTTTTTCTGCTGCTCGGTCAGCCCCTCGGCCACCACGCAGTTAATCTCAGCCAAGCCCTCCAACCGAGCCGCTTCGAGCCGCCCGTGACCCGCGATTAGGTTGTAGTTCTCATCCACCAAGCAGGGGGACAGGACGCCAAACTCCCGGAACGAAGCGCGGATTTGCGCGATCTGCTCCGCGCTGTGGATGCGCGGGTTGCGCGAATAAGGGACGATCTTCTCCAGCGGCACCATTTCATAGCGTTTTGCGATATTCATTGACTAAAACCCCCTGTTTCTCAACATTTCCAAGAATTCATTTTTGCCTTCGTACTGCGTCTCGCAGTTCCGTGCGATAATCAGCCATATTTGGTTATAAACGGCCATCATCGCTTTTTGGTAATCCAGAGCCATGTTCACATATGGTGACCGCTTCCCCCCGGCGATCCGGCCCATCTTGCGGTTCATATACTCACATTCGAGGTATCCCCGGCGCAAAAAAGAAAAATCCTCCAGCAAAAGCGGCGCAACAAACTCTGTGCAACCGGCATTTTCGATAAACACGGCAAGCAGGGAATAAATCTCACTGGCCGAAGGAAGCATATCGCCGCCTTCTTTGGCGGCGAGGTCGAGGTATGTGGGCATTCGATTTTTTTGAATACCGTTTGAATCCGCTGGCAAATCAGAAACGCCCTGCGCAGAAGGCTTCCCATTGATTGTAGAGGGCGGGAATTTCAATACTGTCACATCCCGCCTTCCGGGGTTCCCCTCCAGCAATTTATCAGTCAGCGGCTTCTTAGGGCGGCCTGCGCCCGGTCTCGCTCCGCCTCTTGGCACGATGCCACCCCCTTAAATAGTTATGAAAACGCGAAAAGTTACACGAAAGGCCATACCCGTTGCCCGGAAAAGTTGTCCGCAAGGTGAAACGGCCCCCTACCCGCCAGTGGGGACTTACCCCCATCTTCCGCCTTCTTTTGCCGTAATTGTGGAATGGCAAGAGGAACACAGGCTCATCAAATTATCCGGCGCGTGTGTGCCGCCTTTGGAGAGCGGAAGGATATGGTGGACTTCTTCGACGGGTGTGTGCTTTCCTTTTTGCAGACACTCTTCACACAATGGATGCTCCGCCACATATTTTCCGCGCACTCTCTGCCAAACTCTGCCGTACCGTTTGCGGGTGGCGGGGTTGCGCTGGCTTTTTTCGTAATGCTGGGTCGCCAGCTTCTGGTGTGCCAGACAGAACCGGCTGTTGGTGAGTTCCGGGCAGCCGGGGTGAGCGCAGGGTTTCTTGGGCTTATACGGCATGGCTGTAAACACCTCCGAGCAAAGCAAAACCCCCACGGAATAACTCCGCAGAGGCTGTGCGTAAATTTGGATGGTATAAGTATAACACATCCGATTGCAAGAAAGACCCACTCAAAGCCCACACTTTCATTTGCCGAAAAGCAGAATGGAAAGACGGGACAGAGCCTTCCGGCGTAGGTTGTCGATGTTGGATTTGCCGTAGTTCAGCTTGATTTGCAGGCGGGCGCTGGCACCCGATTTTTGGGAGCCGGTCATATAAAACTCCTGCAGGATAGTTTGCTCATCGTCGGATAGACTTCCCCATGCCGGTTCAAACCAGCCCATGTATTCAATAGCCAGCCGATACCGCTCCTGCATGGCATCCAGTTTGTCCAGCGAAGAGGTGAGCATCTCCTCCGCTTTGCCGGGATTGTAGGAACGGGGCGCGTGGGACGGTTTACTGCTCCGGGGGCTGACCATGCGGTCGTATAGGTCTTTGATGTCTTGCGGGGTTATGTTGATGATATTCCTCATGCTGGTATAGTCCCGGATGGCGGAGATGGTAGCAGAGGATTTGTCGATGTATTTCCAAGCGATCATAGTGATGGACTCCCTTCAAAAATAATAGTTGATGCCGGGTAACAGGGGGTCAGCGGACAGATATCCGCTAAAACGTAGGCGTGTCAATGGTGTAACTGGAGTAACCCGGTAACGATGACTCCTTTTATATATATCTTTTTTCTTAGGCTCTCCCGTCCCCTTTTTCCGTGTAACGTAAGAAATAGGGAAAACCGGGTTACTCGCGTTACTGTCACTCTTTGCCGCCTTCCACGAAGTTGATCCCGCGCCACACACGGCGGCCGGATAACTTGTCCTGCCCGCGCCGGACTTCGGGGAAAGCCGCCTCCAGTTCAGCGTTAAAGCGCGTTTGCGCCATTGCCTTCATGCCGTTGTTTGTGCAATAATCTTTGTACCGGGTGTACAGTTCCTCTCGCGGCGTGAAGCCCGCGCCGGTAACACAGTATTCTTCCAAGAAAGCGAGTACCGAGTTACTTTCCACCTTATACCGCTGCAATTCGTGTCTCGTCCTCTCGGTTTCGGTGAAGAGGTAGTTGTTGCCGATCAGCCGCCGTAACCCATCCAGCGCCCATGTAAGGATGCCGTCCCGTTCGGCGGCGATGCGCTCCAGAAGGTTCGGGTCGCGTTTTTCCGGGGGGACGGATTTGTCGAAGCGGATGATAATCAGCCGCCGATAAAACCCATCGCTGCGGTCGGCGTAATTCTTGGGAATGTCGTTACAGGAGAAGAGCAGCCGAGCGTAGGGCCGGAAGCTGAAGGGGTCTTTGTTCTTCCGTTCGGCGGTGATGCTGTCCTCGCCGGTGAGGGCTTTGAACATACCGCCGTCATCAATGGCTTTTGACGGGAGGTCAGCGAAGATGTTTGCCAATTTTCCAAACAGTTCCGCTTTGTTGAAGCGGTCGCTCAAGCCCTGCCACGGTATATTCGACACGTTTTCGCTGCCGAGGATAATCTCCTGTGCCACGGATAGAAGCGTCGATTTTCCGGCATTCGGAGCGCCGACGAACATAAACGACTTCTGCGCCTTGTTCACCGGGATCAGCAAGTATCCAAAAATCTCCTGCATCAGCGGCAGTTCCGTCTCCGGCAGAATGTCAGCCAGAAACTCCAAAAACTGCGGGCATTGCGCGGTCGGGTCGAAGTTGGCGCAGATCTGCACGGTCGAGTAATATTCGGTCATGTGCGGTTTGAAGCCGCCGTCCAGCACGTTATATAAACCGTTGCGGACATTGACAAGGAATGGATTTGCGTTGATCTCCCGGACTTCCTTTCGGATCGCGGAGCGCCACTGCATATCGGCGTCGTTGATTTCATGGGTTTTTGCCGTTTTGAGCATCAGCGCCCGGACGGCGGCGAACGCCGCCAAATCCTCCGTGGATGCGTATACGCCATGATCATAAAAATAGTAACTGCCGGCGCCGTAGAATGCCGGGATGGTTTTCGCCATGTGGTCGGCCAGTAGGCACGGCAGAAACTTGTAACCGCCTTTGTCGGACGGCTCATACCAATCGGGCAGTTCCATACCCTCGGTCTCGCGGCGTGTTTCCGCGCTCCCGGCGTGTTTTTTGTAGGTTTCCCGGTGCAATTTCAAGAGCGGGGCCATATCGCTCACCTTGAGCCGGAAATGCTCTTTTGCGTTGTGATTGAGGATGGTCTCCGCGATCACCGGCTCAATGTTATACAAATAATCCATAATATACGATTTGATTACTTGCATCTTTTCTATGGCCGTGGCGGGGACTTTGATTGCCTCCAGCGCCCTCAACAATTCCTCCGCCGTCAGCGGTTTGTAGCAGAGCGCGGCGGGGGATTTACATTCACAGCCGCCAGCGTCCAGCCGGGGGCATTTGTAGCCAAGTTCCGCGACTTTGAAGCAAGTGATGGGTTTTGTGCCGCTGTCAAGGAAATGCCGGATTTTACCCTCGGTTTCGGTGTAACTGTACTTTGGGTAAGGCTTGGAAAGCGCGTGGATCGCTTTATCGCCGCCCTCGAACACGGCAAGATTGGAAATCATGGCATACCATAACCCTTCCGGCAGGGTTTTGGCGTTCGCCTTGCAGTGC